TGTCCTGTTGGGCCCACTAGAGATTAAAGACCAATCAGATATAAATAAAACTATCTTGATTTCTATGGGGGACTTGCCTATTTCGATAAAATATTTCACTGAGTGGATGTCTCGCAAAATGGCCAAACGAGGTGAATCTTATTACCCATTGCCCAAATTTTTGAATGATTTCTTTAATAATCTTATTAGCGAATTTCTGAATGAGGAAGAATGTTTTGGCAGTCAAGCAAAGCAAAGAACAAGAGTTAGCCAAGCTTCCTTGACTTCGTACAAAAATAGATCGACTGGCGTAGATGAAATAACTGACCTTACATTGGGTCCAGGCCCATGGCCCATAGACTGGAAGAATCGACTTACACTAGGTGATGTAATGAGTAGTCGACCATTGCTAAGAAATATCTCTGGCAGAGTAAACAGCCCTGCTTCGTCGGGTGCTGTCGGTGAAGAGATCAACTATTTAGCTTATTATGCTGGCCGCTCCCAGCCATCAGAGAAAATGAATGGTAATATTGTTAGAGATCACTCACGAGGCATATTTCATTATTCTGTGGGAAAGGATAGAGGAATAGTAAAAGCAATCAATTTAAAGAGGACTGACTCAACTGGTCTCAAAGAGCTGAGATTCGAACAAGATGGTTATGATGGCCTTAGTCAGTTAAGAGAGGTCTATGATATTGATATAAAGACTTTCACTAATGTCAATGCATATCCTGGGGTATACATATATGTAGATCCAGCCGGCTTTTCTCCGTCTGTCAGATCAAGGGCAGATTTGACACAAATAGGCATTGGTGGCTACCACATGATAGTGCGATCAGAGCACAGTTTTGGTCCTGGAAGAGCAGAGACATCAATATCGGCCAAATGGGTTGCTAGCATAACGCCCAAAGTGCACACTGAATTGGACAATGTTTCGGAAAAGGATACAACTAATGCCCCCTCTTGGTGCAGCATACAGAATTCAAAAGAAGTAGTGAGTAAAAGTTGATGGCCAAATACAAAAAGAATAATGCCGAAAAGACAATCAAATTATTTGATGAAAGAGTGATATACAACGATACGCTACAGAGCCATAGAGAAAAATACTCAACTCTGACTGATTTTAACTTTGGCGAAAAACTGCTATATGGTCGTGTAGATAGATTCAATGTGCCACTGGAAATAGTCAACAAACGAAGGCTCAAGTCGATTAAATCAGTTTCTGGAAATCGAGATATTCGTGTGTTGAATTTTGTGGCCGATGCTTTTTCAGATTTAGTTAGACAATTCGATAAAAAATCTTTGTCTGGCGAAATAGGCACCCAAGATCCATTCTTGACATCACTACGGGCATTTAAAGGCTATCAGGACATCAACAAAGAATACAGCAGTTACCACAATTTGCATGTCGACATATTATCGAAAGAGATAAAAAGAAGAAACCCTCAAATAATGAACTTTACAGAATTCACGACCGCACTGATTCCCGTTTTTACGCGCTCGTTAGAATCAGTGCCTTTGACCAAGATATCTTATATTAAAAGTCGTAGATGCCCAATGAATGTATCCGGCTTAGTCATTGATATAGCCAATCTCAAATCCACTGACGACAGTGAAAAGATTAATAAGTTTATCAATAGCCCCAATTGGGAGTTTTATTTAAATGCTTGCACCACATATGGATTTATGGTAGACAAATCTCATCCTTGGCGATTGGTCGCCGACATAGGCTCCAAGCAGATGCAACAGTATGCAGCCAAATACGACCAGTCAGAAACAGATCTTGTTCTGTGGTCGTCTTATAATTCTTCTTATTTAAGTTCATTTAACAAGTTTGTTATCAGTATTCGAGACATATATCACAACTCTATCAAAAAAACTGTCACATTTACTTCTGAATGTGCTGGCAAAGTTGTCACACATTACAAAAAACCATTGACTTATACATCGGAGAGCTTGAATAAACATTTTTCTGAACGGAATATGTTAGAATTATATTGTAAGTTGCGACTTATTGAAGAAGAAGGAACAATGCCGAAAGAAGATAAAATAAAACTATTGTCTGACACTCTTCAATTGTATGACAATAAGGGAATAAAAGCTTCTTTGTTTGTGTTTGAAAGAATAGCCAACAAACCATTTGACAAATCGGGTTCGTTGAGTTATATTGTAAGGAGAATAAACGCACGTTCGGAGGAACCTTGATATTTCAAACACTAGACGACAAATCAGATTGCGTTGGAATTTATGTTGATGGACAATTGCACTTTGACCACATACCAGCCAATTTAACGAAAACATGGAGATATACTCCGTCGATAACGGATTCAAGTGTTGAATATGCTTGGCTTTATGTTAACGGAAAGACACTAGAGGACGCTTGCTCACAAGAACAAAAGGAAGATGTCAGTCGCATCCAACGTACATTTAGGGCATATCTTAAATCTTTTCAGCTTGGCCGTATCAACTTGCGAGAACATTGTTTTTATGATCTTGTGCCTCATGACTTCTTAACAGAGTTCTGCGAGATTAAAAATAAAGTCACACAACACGTTTTTGACAACTACGAGCGCCCCGCCAACTACGATCATTTAGCATCAATAGAGAGATTACTCTATAAGATAAAATACCAGAATCTAAATTTCGATAGCTCTAAAGCCCGCAACCTATTTGTTGGCTATAACACTCGCACAAAAGCTCGTGAGTTTATGAATGGCCCCAAACACATTGACTATAATCTATTTGGAACTGTCACCGGTAGGCTAACTACAAAAACTGGCTCTTGTCCGATTCTAACAATGAAGAAAGACTTTCGTGCTTTAATTCGCCCCCACAATAGATGGTTCTTATCTCTAGATTACAATGGAGCAGAGGCACGCACTGTGCTTGGCTTACTGGGCGTTGACCAGCCAGAAAAAGATATCCACGAGTGGAATATGGAAAACATTTTTAGAGACCGTAAGATTGACCGTGAGGCCGCTAAAGTAAAGTTTTTTGCGTGGCTCTATGACTATAATTCTGATTCGACCGCCGCAGGTGTTTATGACCGTGAGAAATTACTTGACAAGTGGTACAAAGATGGTTATATTAGCACTCCAATGAACAGACACATTAAAATAGATGAGCGTAGGTCATTTAATTATCTAATTCAGAGTACAACTTCTGATTTGGTATTAGGGCGTGCTGTTGCAATAGACGAGCTACTAGCGAACAAGAAAAGTTTTATTTCCCACATTGTTCATGACGAGATAGTTGTTGATTTAGCTGAAGAGGATCGTTATCTTGTTCCCGAAATACAAGAGGCATTTTCTGTCAATAAACTTGGATCATTTAAAGTTAATCTAAATATTGGAGAGAACTATTTAGACTTCACGAGGTTGGATATATGATTTCAATAGTCGGAATAGGCAACGGTGCCTCAGCGATTGCTGAAAAGTTCAACTCAACGAGCAACTACGATGTATATCAAATGAGCAGTTCTGTAGCTCGGTCGTCGAAGAGGAAATATAAACTAAAAACATATGCAAACCCAGAGGACTATGAAAAGAACATCCCCGACCTCACTAAGTTTTTTACCGACATTAACGATCACGTACAAGTGTTCGTTGTTGGCTCCTCGTTTAGTTCGAACTATGTTTTGGGAATACTTGAGCAGATTAAAAATAAAAAAATAGAAGTATTCTACATTAAACCAGACACAGAACTTTTAACAGGAATGCCGAGACTAGTAGAGCAAGCAGTCTTTGGTGTATTACAGGAGTACGCAAGATCTGGCCTTTTGTCATCTGTGACTCTTATTTCCAATTTAAAAGTTGAAGAGGTTGTTGGACAAGTGCCCATTAAAACATATTTTGATACGATCAATAATTCAATTTTTTCGACTGTTCATTATTACAACTATTTCACTCATGCTGATCCAGAGATAGGTGTTATATCGAAGCCCAACGACATTAACAGAATAAGAACAATTGGAATATTAAATCCAAAAACTTTAGAAGAAAAATGGCTATTTGACCTTGACAACTCGCGAGATATGTGTTATTATATATGTATCAGAGATGAGGCTCTTGAGACTGATGGTGGACTCCACCGAAGGCTAGTAGATATTTTGAAGAATAAACCAAAAAATGCCTTTAAGCACATTTCGTATGCCATTTATGGCACCGAACACAAACAAGACTTTGGCTTTGTCGTGGCTAATACAAATGCGACACAAAAACAAAAAAACCACTTGACAAGCTCGTTGAATGGTGATACATTAGAGGGGTAAGGAAAGCTTACACCCGAACTCAAGCATAACAAAAAAAGGAGACTGCATAATGAGTATTGATATGAAACTGATGAGAGAGAAACTAGCTTCACTACGAGGTGAAGGAGCGAAGAAAGACCACGGTCCATTCTTCAAGCCAGACGAGGGCGAAACAACCATTCGTATCGTCCCAACTAAAGACGGCGACCCGCTTAAGGAAATGTTCTTCCATTACAATGTCGGTCAACATAGAGGCGGGATTGTGTGCCCGAAACGCAACTTTGGTGAAGCCTGTCCGATTTGCGAGTTTGCTTCCGCACTATGGCGCGAAGGAACAGACAAAAACGACACAGAAACGAAGAATCTCGCAAAGAGCCTATTTGTTCGAACCAGATACTTCTCCCCAGTCCTTGTCCGAGGCCGAGAAGAAGAAGGAATTAAAATTTATGGTTACGGAAAACAAGCATACGAACTGTTGCTTGGTTATATCCTTGACCCAGAGTATGGCGACATTACTGACGCCAAAGAGGGCACTGACATCGCCCTAACATACACCAAGCCGAATAAGCCTGGTGCATTCCCTCAGACAAGTCTGAAAATGCGACGAAATACATCACTCTTGCTCGAAGACGATGAAGCGATCCCTTCCCTCCTAGATCGTATGCCCGACTTCGACTCGCTATTCGAGCGACAGACCAAAGAGCAGATTGATGCGATACTTGATGAGCAACTTGCTGGAAATGGTTCTGCCGAAAGTCGAAGTACGGAAACCACCAAGTATGCCGCTACCAATTCTGGTGGCAACGAAGTAGACCGAGCCTTCAACGAGTTAATGGCCGGCGCATAGTTCATTCTTGAACGCGACCGATAGCAGACCGGTCATGAAAATAGTCTGCTCCGTTTATACACTTGGGAGGCTGCGTAGCCCCCACCCGCAGGAAGGCATGGGGTTACAGATGCCTTGCTATTCTATATGTAAAGGAGGACATTATGAAAACATTGATGATTACAGTACTTACTGTGGCGCTATCTGGCTGTAACGGCTGTAGCGATGCTAAAGATGACACAGCAGTAGTAGATACAAGCAACCCTACCGCAGAGTAGTTTGCAACCGCAGGAAGGCACGGGTCTACAGGTGCCTTATTTTTTATTATAAGAAGGGTGGATAAATGAAACCATTATTTATGTGGGCAGGTGGAAAGACCAAAATGCTCAAGAAGTACAAAGAACATCTCCCCGACTCATTTGAACACTATATTGAGCCGTTTTTTGGCGCAGGAGCCATGTTTGTGTGGGCATATAAGCAGAACCCAGAGGCAACTTTTGTTTTAAATGATATCAATGAATCGATCATGAATATATATCGAGCCATACAACAGAACCCAGAAGAGTTTATGGAAGTAATGGATAACTATCAATCCGAATTTCTACCTCTAGATAAACCAGAACGAAAAAAGTATTATTATAACCTTAGAGATCAACATGCATACCACTATGCTGAATGGTCTGCAATCAAAGAATCTGCAACCTTATATTTCTTGATGAAGACAGGCTTTAATGGCATCTGGCAGATCAACAATAA